AACGCAATAGCCGAACAAATCGGCAACCTATCGGCTAGCCATTTTTACGCAGCTGGCGTATCTAACGCACAAAAATATTTACAAGGTATCGAAGCCGCGTTTGCTGTAGCCCAAGCACGACTAGCTAAAAAAGGTATAAAAATTGCTGACATTAAAGGCATTAGCGCCAGCTTTTTTGAAGATGTAAGCCGTTTAGTTATTGGTGCGCCGTCGTTTACTGCGCCTGGCGGTAGGCCTACAGACAAAGGCGTAGGCAGTTCAGGCGGTTTAACGATAAACGTTAATAGCCAAATGGCAACCAAAGCCGAAGTAGGCCGCGCCGTTACAGACGCCCTACGCGCTTTTAATCGTATGTCAGGCCCAGCACAAGTAGCCGTTAGCTAATGGCTGGCGTCGCGGTAGTTGGTTCAGGTAACTATGAACTATTTGTAGACACAGGCGAACTGCAAGACAGTTTTATTTTAGATGACGCCCTACAAGGCGTTTTAAACGGGCCTTACGTTTTAGACGGTTCTACAACTTTTGCCGCGATTTTAGACGGCTGCATAGAAGTAAACGTAAAACGCGGCCGCCAAGACGTAGGCGATCAGTTCAGCGCTGGCACTATGTCGTTTACTTTGTCTGACACGACAGGCATTTTTAATCCGTTTGACGAACTTAGCCCCTATTTTTCGATTAGTGAACAGCAACCAGGTTTGGCGCCTATGCGTAAAGTCGAGTTAGTGCGCTACGACAGTACGAGCGCAGCCGAATACCTTTTTAAAGGCGTGGTTATTAACTATAATTATGATTTCGTTTTAGGCGGCATAGATACAGTTACTGTTTTTTGTGCAGATGATTTTTATTTATTAAGCCAAACCGTTTTAGACGAATTTAACGTAAGCGAACAATTAACTAGCGCACGTTTAACAGCTGTTTTAAATTTACCCGAAGTAGCTTTTCCAGCTGCGGCCCGTAACATAGCGACAGGTACGCAAACGTTAGGCGGCAGCGCCGCGTTTACCGTAGATCAGGGTACTAACGTTTTGCAGTATTGCAGCCAAATTAACGACGCCGAACAAGGCCGCCTTTTTATGTCGCGTGAAGGTATTCTAAATTTTGAACCGCGCATAGGTAACACGCTTAGTAGCCCGATAATTGACTTTCACGACGACGGCACAAACGTACCGTACAGCGCTTTAGGTATCAGCTTCGAAGCCGATCAGGTCATTAACCGCGCTGTAGTACAAATTTTAGGTAGCAATAACCCGCAAGTAGCAGACGACGCCGTCAGCCAAGCCAAATATTTTATACAAACTACAAGCATTACTAACAGCCTTTTGCACGACGATACCGCAGCCGCAAGCCTGGCTACGTACCTTTTAGACGGCGAACCGCAAGCCCGTTTTACGTCTGTAGGCACGGCGTTTAATATGCTTACGACCCCGCAGCGCGAAGCGTTAACTATGATCGAAATAGGCGACACAATAGCTATAGAAAAAACTTTCCCGTCTGGGGTTTCGACTACGCAATTAGCGCAAGAATTAGCGGTAGAAGGTATTGAACATACTTTAAATTTAAGCGACGGGCATAGCGTCTTTTTGTTTACCAGCCCTACGACGCTTGTTTATGAACTCATATTAAATGACGCGATCTACGGTATTACCAATTCCACAAACGTATTAGGCCAATAAGATAGGATAAAATTTATGGCAACTACCCCCTACCCTTTTGTAGCTTCAACTGTCCTAACTGCCAGCCAGTTAAATAGCACGTTTAATATTCCAGTTACGACCAAAACCGCTAGCCACACTTTAATTGCTGGCGACGCAGGCACAAGGGTAGTAATGAACTCAGCTAGCGCTACAACGATTACGGTTAATACCAGCATTTTTAGTGCTGGCGATAATCTACAAATTTCTAATATTGGTGCAGGCGTTACAACTGTTACGGCTGGTACGGCTACGGTTTCGAGCGCTGGCCCGTTGGCTATTCCGCAGTATGGTGGCGGCACACTTTATTTTACTAGTGCAGGCGTAGCGATATTTTTTCCGTCTGCAGGCCCAGCGCCTACAAGCGGTCTAACTTTTATCACGGGCGGCACTATTACGAATTCGACTTCGGTAGATAATTGTTTCAGCGCAACTTATCTAAATTATAAAGTCGTTTTCTGTAATCTTGTTAGCGGTGACGCAAGCGCCGTAAATGCGCGTATGCGTGTTGGCGGAAGCAATAACACTAGTGCTCTTTATAGTTATATAAACAATGGTCAAAGCACATCAAGCGGCGCGACAATGAATTTGGGCGTAGGGCGAGATACAAACTTATTCGAATTAGGTTATGGTAACGATTTCGCAAATGGTCAAAGTTTATCTATAGATTTTTTTTCACCGTTTGCGACGACTAACACGCACTACGGGCCAGGCCTTTTTTGGAACAACCAAAAAGATCAAGCGGGCGTTATTGGTGGCGTTCATAAATCGGCTACAAGTTTTGACGGTTTCACGATATATCCGACATCATCAACGCTTGCAGGCACATACAAAATTTACGGCTACGCAAACAGTTAGGACTATATGACTACGCCACAAATAACTATCCACAACGCAATAACAGGCGAAACAATTACACGCGACTTTAACCCCGCCGAACTAGCACAAGCAAAACTAGATCAAGCGCAAGCAAAACTAGAAGCCGAAGCACAAACAGCAAAACAGGCTGCCCGCCAAGCGGTACTCGACAAACTAGGTTTAACCGCAGATGAAGCCGTTGCGCTACTTGGCTAGTTTAGCGTTATTAGTTATGGTTACGGCTTGCGAAACCACACGAGATAATAAAGATAAACCTAACGTACGGCCTAAGCATTGTTTAGTTGTAGACAGGTGCGGCCAGTGAAAAAACGTTATTCGGCAGAGGAATTACACGCGCGTATGGTCGCTGCAGTAGGTATTTTACTTGGCGTAGTGTTTGCTGTAGTTGTAATCGGTTTTGTTTATGGGCTGTTATTCGTTAGCCAGCCAATGGAACAAGCACCAAACGACAAAGAATTTATAAGCCTTATGGCAACTATCGTAACTTTTTTGTCTGGTACTTTGGCTGGAATTGTGGCTAGCAACGGTATGAAAGACAAACTAAAAAAATGACACGACCGTATACGGCAGCTAAAGCGCCAGTAGTTAAAGGCCCGCTACCTGGCACAGATGAATTTATACGCCAAGTAGTTAAACGTGCTGGCGGTTCGCTATGGAATAACGGCAGTTTTATTATTCGAGATATTCGGACTAAGCCAGGCCAGCTATCTAATCACGCGCGCGGCCTTGCCATAGATTTTAGCTACCGTAAAATGGTTGACAAAGGTTTAGTAGACGGCCGCAAAACAGCTTTACCGTTTATATACAAACTTTTAGAAAACGCCGATACTTTACAAGTCGAGCTAGTAATTGACTATTTCGATAACCGTAGTTGGAAGTGTGATCGCGGCACGTGGATTAAGGGCAAATGGTCAGGCGGCGATTGGTTTCACGTCGAGATTTCGCCAGCTATGGCAAACAGCGAAAGCCTTGTAAAACAAGCGTTTGCTAACGTTTTTAAGGATATGCCACAAACCGTTTAGGCAGTTCGGTTAGGGTAGAAATAACCCTAACGAGAAAGTAGGCAACTAATGACCCTTTTAACTAAAGGCGCTATATCTGCGCTTATTGCGTTTGTTTCTGCGTTTATGCTGGTTAGACCGCCAGCACCTACGTCAGACGATCTACAGCCACGCTACGACACTGTTTACGAAGGGTATGCCCAGCCAGCCACAGTACCTACTACTTCGACTACAGCGCCCGCACAGACGCTTTGCGGCCAGGTATTTAATATGGCTAAATTTGTAGGCTGGCCGATAAACGAGCTAACTACGGTAGTTGCTGTATCCGTACGCGAAAGCCGCTGCCAGCCAGACGCTTTTAACGCCAAAGACCCAAACGGGGGCAGCGCTGGCGTAATGCAAATAAATTATTTTTGGTGCAAACCTAGCCAATACTGGCCGCGCGGCTATCTACAAGCACACGGCATTTTAAACGATTGCGCCGAACTGTTTGATTTAGAAACAAATTTACGTGCCGCGCTAGCTATTTACCGTTATAGCGAAGGCTGGCGGGCGTGGTCTTTGTAACTCATTTTGTTATTGCGTTACTGTTAACTGCGTACACGGTTGCTATATGGTATTTTTTAACTAGACGAGAAAGGCTACGAGAAAATGGGCAATTTAAAAGACGAATTTAATACAGACGACGCGCAGCTAAAAGCGCTTCGACACGTAATAAACGAAATTACTAGCAACACAGTACCGCTATTAGAAATGCACGAACTAGCGGCGCGCAGTACGTTACGAGCGCTTCAATGGCAAATAGACGACCTAAACGCGCTAGACGATAGCGAACTAATAGACGTACTTAACCAGGCGCGTATTGAAATAAAATATTTGGTAGCGGTTATATCCGATTATAAAACAGCTATTAAAAGCCGTGATAGCGAAATTAGAACGTTACAACTAACAAGCAATTATCAGGCGAGCGAAATACAGCGTTTAGAAAATCAGGTATTTCGTGATAAGTGAATTTAACGCTTTAAGCCAGCCAGTTATTCAATTAACTGAACACGATTATAAAAACTGTTTTGTGATTATGGGTTTAGTTCAAAACGATATAAAAAACCGTAACGCTAAAATGACTTATACCGCTGAACCTTTGTTGGCAGAAGCTAGGCATTTTTGCGGTTTATTAGGCGAACAAGCTGTATCTAATTATTTTGATTATCTAAACGTTTATAAACAATATGACCCGAAAGCACACGACGTTTTAGGTTATGAAGTTCGGGCCACATACCACGAAAACGGCTGTTTGTTAACACACGCGCCAGACGACCAAAACTATGGCGACAAACCAGGCCGCTACATTTTTGTAACCATTAACCAAAAAACTTTAACGGCGACTATTCGCGGTTACTCGACGTTAAGCCGCTGTAACGAACGTACAGATAACTTTCAAACTGGCTGGCGTTATCCGTGTTTTGCTATGCCACAAAACCAGTTATGGCCTATAGATATGCTGCCAGCAACAGACGAACTAATAGCGCACCAAACAGTAAAGGCGGCGTAATGGGTTTCAGCTTAGATAACTACGTAGACGTTGCCACACGGCTACGGTTGGCGTTTGAAAAATATCCCGATTTACGCATACAAGAAACAAACCGCGAAGTAATAGAAATGCCAGATAAAAGCTGTTTTATTCGCTGCACTGTAACTGTTTGGCGTAGTGATACTGACCCGATACCAGCTATAGCGACAGCTGCAGAACTGTATCCAGGCCGTACGCCGTACACAAAAAACAGCGAAAACGAAGTAGGTTTTACGTCTGCGTTAGGTCGAGCGCTTGGGTATATGGGTTTTGCGATTAGTAACGCTATTGCTAGCCGTGATGAAGTACAGGCCGCGCAAAGCCGCCAGCCTAAAGCACAGTTAGCGCCTGTCGTGCCGTTACATAGTGTAGAAGTACCGTTTCCAGAAGTTCAGCACCAGGCAGCGCCCAGCACAAAGCAGTTAGGTTTAATGCGCGCGTTAGCTAACGGTCAAGGTATTAGTGGCGACAAGTTAAAAGAGTATTGTACGAACGTTTTAGGTCGTGCTATAAATACGACAGGCGATCTAACAAAAAACGATATCTCGAAGGTTATAGACAAGTTAAAGTTATCCGAACTTAAAGACAACTAAATAACGATCACAATAGGCCTAAGCGCGTAGCGGTGCGGTTGGCGTTATACGCGGTAACGCGGGTAGAAGGCGCTGTAGTGATACAGGGCCTGGCTAAACAATAAAGAAATAGGGTGCTGTATGAGGCTAAACAGCGGGGGGCATAGCGCACTAGGTTTAATCACAGACAAACAAACAAATGAACACAAACACAAACCACAAAGCGAAGCCCGTCTGCCAAGTCAGTAACAGCAAACGCAAGCAAGCGCGACAGCGCGCGCTAGCACAAGCCAAAGGCGCGTAGCAAAATGACACAAGGCCCAAAACGCAGAACACATAACCCAAACCAAAACCGCAAACGCACACTAAACAGCCAAGCCAGAAGCAAAACAGAATTTAAAACAAACAGACAACTACTACTAAAAGACAAGCCACTATGCCATTGGTGCAATACTCGACAAGCAACAACAGCCGATCACCTAATCGAAGTAGACCGCTGGCCCACAGAAACGCCAGGCGTCAACGGCCTAGACAACTTAGTAGCCGCCTGCAAACCCTGTAACAGTTCACGCGGCGCAAGATACGGCAACCTTAAA